GCATCTCTGCCTTCAGTGATGCAGACTTCATTGGTTCTGATGATCTGCCTTACAAGGGCGGTATGGTTGCAAAGCGTTGGCTTGGCTTTATGTGGATGACTCACTCTGGTCTTCCTGTTGCTTCGACCATTCGTAAGTGCTTTGCCTATCATCGCACTGCAGTCGGCCTTGCTTCTGGTCAGGACGTATCTACGGAAGTAAATTACGTTCCTGAGAAAGCGGCTCACTTGGTTACCTCAAGCATGTCACAGGGTTCTATCCTGATTGATACTCGTGGTACCTACGAAGTCCAGATTAAGGAGTAATTGATCATGGCTTTTACCCGCTCTACATTCGTCAAACTTTCTGGTGGTGCGCGTCAAGTGCATTACTACTCAACTGCTGATGCTATTGCTACAGTCATTGCTTCTGGGTATTTTAACTCAGCAACGAATGATATGAAAGCACATGACATCATTCTTGCTGTAACTTCTAACACTGGTACTCATGCCGTAGACATGCTTGTTGTCACTTCGGCAACTGATGCTACCACTGTTACTGTTACTAACGGCACTTAATAGTTAGGGGCGTTTCCTCCTTTTCGCCCCATTATGGGAGGGATTACACGGTCCCTCCCATTTCTTTATGTGGAGATAGATAGTGGCTATTACCGATATTGATATTTGTGCTCGTGCTTTGATTTTGATTGGTGCATCACCTATCACATCATTCGATGATGGCACGACTGAAGCTACGGTAGCCTCTAATCTTTACGAAGATACAGTTAACGATCTTCTTTCCCGTCATCGCTGGCGGTTTTCAACTGGACAAGTTCAGATGTCTAGGTTGACTGCTGTTCCTGATGCACGTTGGGATGCGGCCTATCAACTTCCTTCCGATCAAATTCTCGTCCATGCTGTAATGATTAATGATAATGTGATCCCCTATGATCGCTATCAGGATATGATCTATTGCAATGCAACATCTGAAGAAGAAGTCTACATTGACTATTCATTTAGATCGACTGAGGATAGCTGGCCTCCATATTTTATCACGCTAGTTCAGTATCAACTGGCATCTATCTTTGCCTACTCTGTTGCAGCGCAAGAAATGCTAGCAGAAATGTGGGAAAAGAAAGCTGTTCGTCAGCTTGCTGCTGCTCGTTCCCTTGATAGTCAGAGCCAGACAACTCGTCGGCTTAATGTTCAGCGGTATCATCAACTTCGCACTACAATTCGGGGGTAAGTATGGGCGTTAAACTTGTCCAAACAAACTTCTCGTCTGGCGAGGTAGATCCACTTCTTGATATGCGTCATGACACGGGCGCATATTTGAATGGTGCACGTAAACTACGTAATGTTGCACTACTCAATCAAGGTGGTGTTGCTCGTCGTGCTGGCACAAATCATCTTAATACATTGACTGCACGAACACGCCTTGTTCCATTTGAGTTCTCTGCGTCTGAACGCTATCTATTTGCGTTCTCTAACACACGCCTTGATATTTATGGAACTGATGGATCTCTTATTACATCATTGACTGGCTGTCCTTGGACAACATCAATCTTGTTCAGTATGACCTATACTCAGGCTGCTGACGTAATGATTGTGTGCCATCAAACAATGGCTACACAAAAGATTACTCGTATAGGTGCTTCAACATTTACACGTGCAGCTCTTGCATTTACAGAAGGTGTTAACGGTAATCAAATCTTTCAGCCATACTATAAGTTTGCAGATGATGCCGTAACACTTCAAGCTAGTGCTACCACTGGTTCTGGTGTGACAATCACTGCTAGTGCTGCTGGATTTACATCTTCTTATGTGGGTCTCCGCCTTCGTTGGTTCGGTGTAGAAATTCTTATCACTGGATATACAAGTTCAACAGTTCTTACTGGGACCATCAAAGGAACCCTAGAAGCAAACTATGATATTGATCCGTTTAGATCAAAAGATGCATCTACCACAATTGAAGTAACCCATGCTCAACATGGTCTTGCTACTGGCGCAAGTGTTACAATCTCTGGAGCCAATGGATTTGCTGGTATTACAACTGCAAATCTAAATGGTGCAAGAACCATTACAGTTATTGATGATAACAAATATACGTTTGTCGCTGGTGGAGCTGCAACATCAAGCGTTGATGGTGGTGGTCCAAACGTAAAATTTAGTGGTGCAAATCTTCCAACACGAAACTGGGATGAACCATCATTCTCTGTAGTGGCTGGCTATGCTGGTGCTTGCACATTCCATGAATCACGTCTCTGGCTTGGTGGATCTTTGTCTCAGCCAGATGCATTGTGGGCATCCAAGATTAATCAGTTCTTTAACTTTGATGTTGGTGAAGGATTAGATAACGAATCAATCCAAGTCACAATTGGATCTGATGACATCTCTAACGTAAAGCATCTTGTGTCTAACCGACACTTGCAGATTTTTACATCAACATCTGAGTTCTATGTTCCTCGTAACCAGAATACAACCGTTACGGCTGGCAACATCACAATCAATAGGCAGACTCCATATGGTTGTGCTGATATTCCTCCACATCCTTTCGATGGTGCAACAGTTTATGTTCAAGCCACGCTAAAGGCTGTTCGTGAGTTTATCTATACAGATACAGAACAAGCCTATAATTCTGCTGCCCTAACTATTATATCAGATCATTTGGTTAGGTCTCCTTTTGATATGGCTGTTAGCTATGGTACTTCAAAGAGATCAGAACAGTATCTTCTTTTGATTAATGAAGACGGTACTATGGCTATCTTCCATTCTGCTCGGGCTGAGAAATTAGCAGGATGGACATTGTGGAGTACAAAACATCCATCTGGTACTGCCAAGTTTGATAGTGTTGCAACAATTGGAGATAAGATCTATGTATCAGTTCTCCGTGGTTCATCATATTATCTTGAGCAATTTTCACCAGACCATCTTGATCTGTCTCTTGATTGCGCAAAATCATATACAAGTGGGTCCGCTCAAACTGTATGGACTATTAACGCAATTTATCAAAACAGAGTTGTATCGGTTGTATCAGGTGGCTACTACCTTGGTGACTATACGGTAAATGGATCTAACCAAATTACACTGAATGATGCAGTCACAGATATTGTAGTTGGGTTTAACTATGATGTAGAAGTAGAAACACTTCCAGTTCATATTACACTCCCACAAGGTGTGTATACGGGCAGACCAAAACGGATTGCTCGTGTTATTCTTGGCCTTAATAGTACTCTTGCTGTTACTGTAAGGGGTAATCGACTTATCATACGTCAGGTTACGGATGATTTTTCTTTAACTCCAACTGCTGTTACAGGGAAAAGAGAGTTCTTTTTGCTTGGTTTTAACAGGGACGCAACGGTGCTTATAACTCAATCTGAACCATTGCCCATGCGGCTGCTTGGTCTAGCAATGGAGGTATCTGTATAATGTGTACTGGTATGGAATTATTGCTTGTCGCGTCTACAGCGGTATCTGCTGTTGGAGGTGCTGTTCAGGCTGGTCAAGCATCGGCTGCTGCTGAGTCTGAGGCTGCGTTCCGTAACTATCAGATTGAGATCCAGAACCGTCAGCTTGCGGAAGACAAGAAGCAAGCTGAGATCCAAGCACTTCAGCAAGAGAACGCTCGACAAGATGCTTCTCGACGCGCTCGTGCAACTAATGAGGCTTTCATTGCGTCATCTGGTGTTGGGGAAAACATATCCTTCTTGCAAGGTGCTGATGTTGTCGCAGAGAAAAATCTTCGGACTGATGTTGCAAGTCTTCGATTAAATGCTGTGATTGGTCAGAATCGCATTGCTGATCAAATCATGGTAAACAAGGCAGAAGGACAGTTTGCAACTGCTAAAGCTGGTATGACATCTCAGGCAGCTTGGACTGGAGCAGTTACAAGCACTGTTGGTAGTGCATTGAGCAATGCCTATCGTTATAAAACTGGTCGTTACTAAGGATTAACAAATGCCAATTCAGATTGATCCACAACAGATCTCAGTTGCACCAAGCGGTCGTTATATCCGTGAGTTTAAGACGGATCTTCCTCGTCCTACTCTAAATCTTAATCCTCTTGCAGAAGGCATTGGGCAAGTTGGCGGAGAGATGCTAGATCGTCAGGCAAAAATTACTGGTACTGAACTTGCAAAAAATGCCGTTGTTCAAAAAGATGAAAATGGTAATTTAGTTGCTCCACCTCCACCAGAAACATTTGGTGAGACAGCGCGTCTTGCTTATAACAATGCAATTGAACAGACTTACACAAACTCTGTATATCGTGACATGGAACGCAATCTTAATGAGATTGCAAATAAACCTAACACACCCGCAGAACAACGCATACAATTAATGCAGGCACATATTGATGCAACTCTTAATAGTGTTGACCCTAAATATAAAGGTGTCTTAACTAATATTGCAGGACGTGAATTTAACCAGCGTCAAATGTCTATTCTTAATCAGGCTCGTAGTGATGATGCTGCTTATCGTTATCATGCGCTTGAAGGCGATGCTAAAAAATTTACAAATAGTGCAATTGATGCGTGGGCTGTTGGTTCTTTTGAAGAAGGAAACAATATTTTAGCAGAAGCTCGTAAATCATATGAAACTAGTGCTCGGTTAAAAACAACTGATGAAAATCTCATTGCAGATCAAATGCGTAAGTTTGATACGCAATCAAATGGATTTCGTTGGTTCAATGAAACTTATCAAAAAGTTCGGGATAGTGTTCGAGATAAAACTGCTGATCCAGAAGAACTTAACCGCCTAGTTAGTATGCTTCAAGAAGGTGCTACTGGAACTGGCGCAACTGCATTTGGCATGACTGAAAAAGATCTTGTGACAAATATGTCTGGTGATGCTCGTAAGCATATGAGGCAGATTGTTAATACTCTGGCCACAAATTATTCTGCTGAGTTTGCCCAGAGCAATGAAGAACGCAAAGCTCAAGCACTTCATGACTATTTGACTAATGGTGGCACATTTAAACCTGATATATATTCAGATAAAGATCTTGCTAATGCTGCTCGTAAAGCAGCAGATGCTGGAGGATTTAATCTGTTTTCTAAAGACGGGGTAGAAAGAATTGCAAGCCAATTTAATGGCGTATTGCCACATGAAATGTATAAATCATATTTTGCTGGTATCCATGAAAATGATGCAGGAACACCAGAAGGTGCAAAACGTGTTCAAGAAAAACTTGCACTCTATAATGCATTGAGAAATCTTCATACTAATACTGGAGTAGAAGATCGCACAGAAGTTATTGGTACAACAGAGCGTAATTATCTTCATGCTATGGAAGATAGATTACAAGCTAGATATGGCTTGCAAGAAGCAGATCGTGCTGTAAAGGCAGCGTTTAAGTATGCTGGTGGATTAGATCAAGCCTCTTTGACTAAAGTTAGTCATCAGGCTTTTAGAGAATCTAGTGGTACAACTGGCCCAATTGATCCAAAAGATGTAATTATGGGTGCTATTGGTACTGTAACAAGTTTTAGATTTTTTCAATCACCAAGTTATGAAGAACTGCCAAAGACTGCTCGTGATCAAATTGAGCAATCTATTGCAATGAGTGTTGCACAAGGTGTTAATTATAAACAGGCGGCTAAGGATGCTGGTCGTGACTTTGTAAACAATTGGACAAAAAGCAGTGAAGTTATTGCTGGTCTTGCTGGTGGTACAACATGGATTCAGAAAAAAGATGATCTTCCTACTGCCTATGATGCTTTAACTGGCAAAGGCACAAGAGATTATCTTATACCATATGTTGATAAAATTCTTGCTGAACGTCTTAATGATGGTCAGAAAGCAATGCTTGGTGAATTGAAATATGGAGATAACATAAAATTAGAACCAACATCAAATAGCGGAACTAACCGTAGCTATTATGTTGTCTATTATAAAACAGGTGGTGAAGGACTTGGGTTTAGCCGTCTTAGGGATAAAGATGGTCAGCCATTGTTAATCTATCCTCAAGGTGCAAAAGATCGTTTTGAGAAATATACGGCTGCAGAAAACGAATATCGTACTGTTACTGGAAGAAGTCCAAATGGGATGGACGTACAGCCAGATATAACTTTTGCTAGTACACCTAAGCCAAAAGATACTAATCAAAAAGTTGCACTTATTGCTGCTGGTACAAATGATTATGGTCTTCCTGTTGGCACTAAGATGGATAGTGCTGTTGGGAATAACATAAAGGAAATGATTGACCTTGCTCGTTCGCGTGGTCAGCAGCCTATTATTGTTATGCCAAATGGTGAAGATCCTAAATTTGCTAATGTGCGTGATTCTATTAAACGCGCAGTCAATGATATTGGTGCTGATAAAGTCACAGTCATTGAAGGCAAATATGATAAAAATGATCCTTCACATTTGAATAATGCATCTGTGACTGAGATCACTAGCAAATATAAAGGTGCTGTTGTTTATGGCGATAGCAATGCAGTACGTCTTGGAAATAGATTTGGTTATAAATCTGAAACAGTGAATGGTTTGCAAACTATTGTAGATGCTTCTGGTAAGCCAACTGCTCAAGTGTCTGCTGGAACAGCTGCTATTTTTCAGACAATGAAGAATCATCCTGTTTCTGTTGGAAGCCTTGTTAATCCTGATCCAATTAACAAACCAGAATTAAAGATTGATCTAAGAGATGTTGATCCATTGCCATCAACAAAAGAACTATTGGGTCGTGAAAAAGCTAAACCGATAATGACGGAAGACAAAAAAAAATTGCTTGATGCAATCGGCTTCAAAATTGATGAATATAATCTTGGTGATAATGCTTCTTATGTTTTAAAAACAATTGGCATTGAGTCTCAAATGAATCCAAAAGCCAAGAACCCAAACAGCAGTGCGTTTGGTCTTGGACAGTTTACAGATGAGACTTGGAAACAATATGGTCGTGGTGATCGCAATGATCCTATTGCTCAGATTGATGCGTTTATGCGACTTACTGTAGATAATAGTAAATCTTTTGAACGCTCATATGGTCGTAAGCCAAACTCTGGTGAGCTTTATATTATGCATCAACAGGGTGCAAAGGGTGGAATTGCACTACTGAATAATCCAGATGAAAATGCTATGAGTGTTCTTCAGCGTATAGGTGTAGGTAGAGAAAGAGCTGTTAACTCAATCTATCTTAATGTACCTACAGATGCTCGTGCATATGCTGGTAGCATGACTGCAAGACAATTTACTTCCATGTGGATGAATAGGTTTAACTGATGGAAATTACACCAACTCTTGCTGAAGAATTTCAAAAGCCAGCCAAGGAACAATTTGGTGGGCAATTAGATACATCTATGCCAGCACCATTGCCTTATCTTCCTCCTGAAAAACAAGGAATTGGTGGCAACTTTGTAGATATTTTTACTCGCAGTTCAACTGCTAGTTTTCTACAATGGCAGCATGATAGTATCTACAATCAGACAGATGGTAATTTTAATCTTAGTCAGTATCTTAATGAAAATCCTGATCGTAAACCGTATGCTCATATTTTTGCTGATGCTGAAAATGCTTCCTATGCTGATAGTCGTTGGAAAAGATTTCAAGATAATGAAGCTGCAGATAAACGTATAGCTGATAGCGAATCTTTTTATTCCAACATGGCAATTGGAGCATTAACAGATCCAATTAACCTTGTTCCGGGAATGTCAATACGTCGAGGTGTTGGTATTATTGAAGGAGCTATTCGTGGTGGTGGCTCTGCATTGCCTTCTATTGCAGTAGACCAGCTTGTCAAATCTAAATTTGATCCTAATTTTACAATGGATGATGCCAAGCATGAATTGCTTTTTGGCACACTTATGTTTGGTGCTCTTGGCGGAGCAGTTGGCATGTTGCGTCCTGATCGTGGAGTGCAAGCTCTTGCCAAAGACATGGCTGCTGAAGCACGTCGATTGTCTGGCGATGGTATTGGGCCAACAAAGCCAGTAGACCCTCTTAATCCATCTCCAGATGGATCTGTCACTATTTTGTCTAGTCGTCCTCATGACTCAAGTGGTAGCTATACTCCATTTGAAGTTAAGGCAACTGAAGGAACTCCAACTGGTTATGCTTCAGCGTATGGTCTTGAAAGAATTTCTGCACAACAAGGTCCATATGCTCGTCTTGTAAACAGTGGCTACCGTGTTATGGAAGATCTTGGCAATCGTCTTGCTGGTGACTATGGCACAATGTTTAAGCGTAATCAGATTGGTGAAGCAACAGAACCGTCTGCTTTTCTTGCATCTGAAGGTTGGCGCGTTCAGGCTGCAGATGTAATCTCTGAACTACGCCGTATTCACGCAGCGTATCTTACTGAAGGATTAGATAGCGCAACAATTGCTGGTATTAATGTGCGTAGCACAATGGCTGGTATTGCTGATACAGGTCGTAAAGCCTTTGGTACAGCGCGTCCTGATGGCAAAATGCGTTTTGATCAGTTTCTTGATGAAGTCTTTAAGGCTCACAAGGCTGACTCTCTTGCTCATGACAATAAGTATATACTTCAGGCAGCACAATCTGTTCGTCCATTCTTTGATGACATCCTTGGCGCACAATTGCGTTCTGGTTATATCCGTAATGCTGAGTGGGCAAGTCGCAGTAAGGCTACATTGATTGCTGAACGTGTTCGTATTCTTGAAGAAATCCGTACTCTTGAAGGAAACAAATCACCAACAGCTAATGATAGCGCATTGATCCAGCATCAGCGTGAGCATATTAAGAAGTTGGATGCTGAGTTAAATCGTCTTGATGAACTTCTTAATACCTCAACTAATGCTCCATTAAAGATTGGAAAAAAAGTTGATGTTGGTGTAACTGGCATAAGTGGTATTGAGCGTCCTAAACAGCCAATGCCAGCTAATGAAAACTATTCAAAGTTTACAGGGCCAGAAAAATTTTATCTTCCTCGTATGTTTATTCCAGAACAAGTTGCTGCAAAAGAAGCAGAGCTTCGGAAGATGATGACTGACTGGTATTTAAATCCAGAGAACAATCCTAATGGCACTCCTATGCCGGAGAAGATTAAAGAGCGCGTTGATGCTGAAATTAATGCAATGATGCAACAAACTGTTACTGGTGAACGTGCACCAGAAGGTGGTCTTGGTCGCGCGTTCTTTACACGTCAACGCTCTAATGAAATTCCAAATGAACTGTTTGCTAATCTTGGTGTAATTGATACAGACATTTCTAATGTTATTCAAATGTATGCACATCGCGCTGGCATTGGCATAGAATACACTCGTGCCTTTGGTAGCCCTGATGGTGAACTTGCATTGTCTCGTTCTCTTGCTCAGGTGGCTCGTGAGAGCAAAGGCAAGACGGCTGAAGCAATTTTAAAAGAAATGCAAAACCTTGGTAATGAGTTTGCAAATTTGCGTGATGGTATGCTTGGTACTGCATTTAACAATCCAGATGCTATTGGCAAGCGTGAGGCTAACATTATCAAAGCATGGTTTGCATTAACATCTATGGGTCGTGCAATCTTTTCATCGCTTAGTGAAACTGTTCGTCCAATGTGGGTGCTTGGCATTAAAGAAAATTTTGGTTTTGCACTTAATGCTCTTGGTAATACTGACCTTATTAAAAAAGGTCTTGGTGAACAACGCCAAATGGCAGCAGATTTTTCTGAACTTGCAATGGGTTTGACTTATCGTCGTCATCAAGAAGGTGGAGTTGATGCTGGGTTTAGTTTGAATAAATATAATCAAACTCTTGATAAGATTGAAGGCCCACTTAGCTTTCTATCTCGTGCTCCTCTTTATGTAATGAATGGTGTTGGCATCCTTACTCATTATCAAAAAGCATATACAGGTTTGGTTGCCTCTCACATTATGATTAATAAAATAAAAAATGTAGCTGAAGGTGTGCATACTCCTAAAGAATTAGAGTTTCTTTCTAGCTATGGTATTTCTATGGAAGATGCAAAAGCAATGGCTAAGATGCCATTAGAGATTGATCGTGGTATTAATTTTGCCAATACGGCTAATTGGTCTGATCGAGATCTTGCTCGCAAATATTATGATTCTATAACTGGTATTCAGCGTCGAGTTATTAACACTGCTGGTCCTGCTGATAAACCAGCAATCATGATGGGTATTCTTGGCAAAGGTGCTGATCGTAGTGATGCATCATTATTGTCAGTCCCATTTCAGTTGCGTACGTGGAGCATGGCCGCAACAAACAAAATCATGTTGTCTGGCTTGCAGGGTCGTGATGCCAGCTTTATGTCTGGTACATTGATGATGCTTGGCGCATCTTACCTAATGCTCGATCTTAGAACTCCAGATAAAGTTTGGAAAGATATGGGCATGAATGAGCGTATTCTTTCATCTCTTGAGCACTCTGGTATGTTTGGGTGGTATGGAGATATGCCTCATACGCTTGAGCAATTGACTCAAGACAAGTTTGGTATACGTCCTGCTCTAGGAATGAAACCTAAGTTTGGTCAAATGTCCGATGAATATACAGCTGCTGGTGAATTGCTTGGTCCTGCTCCATCTAAAATGATAGATCTTTACAAGGCATTTAGTAGTCCAAGTGCAACAAGCCGCGATAAATCTCGTGCTATTGTAAACTCAATTCCATTCAACAATATGATCTGGATTCCCCGTACAATGCGGACAATGGCAATGCAAGCTATTGAATAAATGGTCCATTGACATCTAGTGTTTATGATAGCAAACAGGCTATAGGAGACTCAAATGGCTATTTTGATTAACGACACATCGCCT